GCTCCTTGCACAAATGCGCAATCCACAATGCTGTGTTGCCCATGGCCTCGAAACATTTCGCGGTTCTATGTCTCTACTCGACAAGATCGCCAACTCTTTCCTCGCCTTCATTTCGCTTGACTGGTCCCAATTCGACCAACGACTTCCCTATTATGTAATCATAGCTTACTATCTTGACTTTCTTTCCTCGCTGATAATTATATCTCACGGATACATGCCCACCCGCTCTTATCCTGATACCTCAGCTAACATCCAATCATTCGCTCAGCGCCAATTCAATGTATTAATTTTCCTTACTACATGGTATCTGTCCATGACTTTCCTTTCTTACGATGGTTTTTCCTACTTTCGCAAGCACGGTGGTGTCCCCTCCGGACTGCTCAACACTCAATCACTTGACTCCTTCGGTAACATGTACATCATCACAGATTGTCTACTAGAATTCGGATTTACGGAACAAGAATGTCTCCAAATGCTCTTCTGCGTCATGGGAGATGACAACCTCATCTTTCTTCGCCAGAACTTTAGTCGCATCATAGATTTTATGACGTTTCTAGAACAGTACAGCGCCTCCCGCCACGGAATGGTCCTCTCCATTCTCAAATCTGTTTATAGCACGCTCAAATCCAAGATCACTTTTCTGAGCTACGAGAACACCTATGGTATGCCCACCCGTCCAATCGGCAAGCTAGTCGCCCAGCTCGCGTTTCCCGAACGCCCAATCCCCGCACATCGCGAATGGATTCACGCTGCCCGCGCTCTTGGTTTAGCCTACGCATCATGCGGACAAGATGAATTATTTCACCTTCTCTGTCGATACGTCTACGACAAATTCCGGCCTACCCACTCCGTCTCTGCACACCACATTGCTAAGTCGATCAAGAAACTAAAATACCTGATTCCTGATTTTGACATAGAGCAAGCAGAATATACGTTTCCTGACTTTCCAACAACAATGGAAGTTCGAGACCTAGTCTCTAACTACCAAGGATTCTTCTCTGAAGAAGACAAATGGAATTTCAACGTATTCGACGTCCCCCCTAGTGATAACCTACCCACGTACGTGACGCTAAAGGACTACATCTTGACTGATGACACAATGTCCCACACCGTTAACGAATTTTGGAATGGTACGAGATCCATTTAGATTTCCATCGCTTATTTCTTTTTTTTTTAAAACCG